ATAACTGCAAGTGATACTACCATATCTTTAACAAGCACTACAAACTTTCCAACATCAGGTTTCATTATGATCGAATCTGTAAATACAGATTCTACATCTGCAAGTTATGGTTCTTTTCAAAACGAAGTTATCGAATACACAGGAGTTTCAGGAAACGATTTAACAGGTTGCACAAGGGCAACATCAGTTCCGTACCGTGGTAAAACATTAACTAAAACTACGGCAGTTGCTCACCCATCAGGTTCAAAAGTATTTGGTTCATTTAAAGTTGCATCTTTAATTGAAACATCGTATGTAAATGATGCTAATACAACAGTTTACGAATATAACAGTTTTACAATAACACTTCCAAGTGCAGCTACAGGAAGTGAAACAGGAGGAGGGTTTAATTGTTTTGTGGGACCACTTAACGAAAGACCTTAATTATGGCATATACACTTTCAAACCTACAAACAGATATTAGAAATTATACAGAGGTAGACAGTACAGTTTTAACTGATTCAATTGTAAATACATTTATAGTAAACGCTGAAAACAAAATATACAGAGAAGCTGATTCTGACGATAATAGATTTTATGCTACATCAACTTTAATAACAGGTAATAGATATGTGACTATACCTTCAGACCTTAGAATTATTAGATATATTCAATTAAAAAATACGAATGTAAATCCAAATACTCAAACATTTTTAGAAAAAAAAGATCCATCTTATATGGCAACTTATTATGATACTCCTAGCACAGCTGAGGGTATCCCTAAATATTACGCTAATTGGGACGCTAATTTTTGGGTTGTAGCCCCAACTCCTGATGCCCAATATGAAATTACGATGGCATATGTAAAACAACCTGTCAGTTTAACTGATTCTTCAGTTAGTACAACAGGCACATATCTATCAAATAAATATCAAGATCTACTTTTGTACGCAGCCTTGATCAATGCATATGGGTACTTGAAAGGTCCGGTAGATATGTTACAATACTATCAAGGCGCTTATAAAGAAGCTTTACAAACGTACGCGATTGAACAACAAGGTCGTAGACGCAGAGACGAATATCAAGATGGAGTTATTCGTACACCTCTTAAATCACCATTTCCATCAGAATATTAAGGAGAAAAAATATGGCGAACGTAATACCTAATTCATTTCGTGGAGAGTTGTTCTCAGGAACACATAACTTTGCGAGTGGTGGGGACGCATTTAAAATAGCTTTGTACACAGGATCAATTGCTTCTGTTTATACAACGGCAAGCACAGTAGTTTCTTCAACAAATGAAGTAAGCACAGGTGGAGGTAGTAACTATACGAGACAAGCTTTAGGTTCTCAAGCGGTTGCATCTTCAACAGCTGTAGCTTCAGTTGACTTTGGAGATTCAACTTGGTCGAGCGCAACTTTTACAGCGGCATTTGCAGCTATTTATAATGATGACAAATCAGATAAGTTATGTGTAGTATTAGATTTTGGAGGAGACAAAACTTGTACTAACGGAACATTTAAAATTACTTATCCTGATCCTTCAACACCTGCTAATGCTATTATAAGCATGAGTTAATAGGAGAGTAAATGGCTTTAGTAATAAATGATAGAGTAAGAGAAACAAGTACATCACAAGGCACAGGAACTATAAACCTTGCAGGTGCTGTAACTGGTTTTAGAACTTTTGTTGACGGGATAGGTGATGGTAACACAACTTATTATGCTATCTTTGAAGAAGGTACAAACCTATTTGAAATAGGTCTTGGCACTGTAACTGATGCAACACCTGATACTCTAGCAAGAACTACTGTCTTAAGTAACTCTTCAGGTAATACGTCAAAAATAGATTTTAATTCAGGTGGTTCAAGTACACTAAGTGTATTTTGCACAATGCCTGCAAGTAAATCAGTTTATTTAGATTCAACAGGAACGCCGGTGGGAGCGGCAAGTAACGGATTTGCTGTTGCAATGGCAATAGCATTATAGGAGGAATATGGCACAAGATTTTACTAGATATGCAGTACAAGCAACTAATAGTGCAGGTACAATATTTACAGCAAATTCTAATGATGCAGTTATTGGAATCAGAATCGCGAACATAGTAACTTCAGCAATTAAAATAGATGTATTCGTAAGTGTAGGGGGATCTACAACAAGATTCATCTGTAAAGATTTAAGTATTCCACCAAACAGTGCAGTAGAGCTTGTTTCAGGTGGTGCTAAATTTGTAATGCAGAATACTGATGTATTAAAAGTAGAATCAGATACTGCATCTAGTGCTGATGTTTATGTTAGCGTTGTTGATTCAATAAGTGCATAGGAGAATAAATGGATAGTTTATATGATACAATATACATAGGTAATAAACCTGGATCAGAACAAATCTATACTCACGCTCAAACTTTAGATAACAAAGATATAGTTATTGAGTCAGCAGTATTAGCAGGTCCAGTGACTTTTACTAATACAATAACAGTAACAGGAACTTTAGTAGTAGTGTAATGTCAAAAATAGAAGTAAATGAAATAGATAAAACAACTGGTTCCACATTAACAATAGGTGGATCAGGAACCACTGTACAATTAGGAACTGGAGCCACTCAATCAGGGTTTGGAAGATCAGGTTCTGTTAATTGGCAAACCACTATAAAAACTGCAAACTTTACAGCAGTTTCTGGTGAAGGATATTTTTGTGACACAGCAAGCGTTGGAGCATTTACATTAACTTTACCAAGTTCTCCATCTGTTGGAGATATTGTAGCTATTAAAGATTATGCAAGTAGTTTTGGAACAGCTAATTTAACGATAGATCGAAATGGATCTAATTTAAATGGTGATGCTGTAAATAACACAAGAGGAACAAATAATGAAAGTTTAACTTTAGTTTATGCTGATGCAACAAAAGGTTGGTTAGCAGTTGAAGAAGGAACAGGTTTTATTGGAGAATCATTTATAGAGGCAACAGGTGGAACTATAACCACAGTTTGTACAAATTTTAAAGTTCACACATTTACAAGTCCAGGCACCTTTGCAGTTACTACAGCAGCAAGTACTCCAGCTTGTAATCAAGTTTCATATTTAGTAGTGGCTGGAGGCGGTGGCGGTGGAGAATGTAGAGCTGGCGGTGGTGGAGCTGGTGGTTTCAGAGAGGATAAATCTCCGGTAACTCCTTATACTTCATCTCCTTTAGAAGGTGCTGGAGCAATATCAGTGACCGTAAATGAGTTTCCAATAACAGTAGGCGCTGGTGGTGCAGGTTCAACATCAAGATGCAATGCAGGTTCATCAGGATCAAATTCAATATTTTCAACAATAACATCTACAGGCGGTGGCGGAGGTGCTTCTGATGGTAGTCCTGGTGTTGGTGATGGTCTTCCAGGAGGTTCAGGTGGTGCTGCTGCAAATTCAGGTACAAAAGGAAGTGGAAATACTCCACCAGTGAGTCCTGCTCAAGGATTTGATGGGGGATGTTCTACTGCAGGTTATACAGGTTCAGGTGGTGGCGGTGCAACTGCCGTAGGAACAACTGCAGGTGCTTGCAATGTAGATGGAGGACCAGGAGGTGCAGGAGCAGCAACAAGTATTACAGGAAGTCCAGTGACTTACGCTGGAGGTGGAGGTGGAGGTGGAAATTCTGCATCTGGTGGTAATCTTCCTCGACCAGCAGGTTCTGGTGGCGCAGGTGGTGGCGGTGCAGGAACAGTCCCTGGTTGTTCGACAGGTGGTGCAGGAACAGCAAATACAGGCGGTGGTGGTGGCGGTAATGGTGGACCAGCAGGTTGTGGCGCAGGTGGTGCTGGCGGCTCAGGAGTAGTAATAATAAGGTATAAATTTCAATAGGTAAATTATGACAAGTATAATTAAAGTAGATAACATACAAAAAACATCAGACGATTCAAACATAATTAAAAAATGTGGATCGACAATTACAATAGGTTCAAGTGGAGCTTCTGTTGCCTTAGCAACAGGTGCAACACAGACAGGTTTTGGTAGATCAGGTTCTGTTAATTGGCAAACATCAATTAAAACAACTGCTTTTACTGCGGCATCAGGCGAAGGATATTTTTGTGATACAGCAACAACAGGCGCTTTTACAGTAACTTTACCATCTTCACCAAGTGTGGGTGATATAGTTGCATTAAAAGATTATGCTTTAAGTTTTGATACAGCAAATTTAACTATTAATAGAAATTCATCTCCTATCAATGGAAGTAATAGTGTAAACCCTGTTTTATCTACGGAGGGTCAATCAGTGGTTTTAGTCTATGCTGATTCAACAAAAGGTTGGATACCAACACAAGATGATTCAAGTACAATTCAAGGAGTAAATCCAGCTTATATGGCTGCAAGTGGTGGTACTGAATCAACTGATGGTGATTATAGAGTGCATACATTTACAGGTCCAGGAACTTTTACAGTTACCGCTATAGGTAATTCTTTAGGTTCAGATAGTATAAGTTATACAGTAATAGGTGGCGGTGGTGCTGGTGGAACTGGTCCACAAGGTGGTGGCGGTGGAGCTGGTGGATACCGAGAAGGTAAAGGTGCTCCAGATAATTATTGTGCAACTCCTTTAGCTGCTCCAGGACACTCAATACCTTCAGTTCCTGTAGCTTTTCCTATTACAATAGGAGCAGGAGGGGCAGCAGGCTCTGGTGGTCCAGAGGCTTGTAATTCTAGTAATGGTAATTCAGGAAGTCCTAGTACAGGACTTGGTTTTGTAGGAGCAGGCGGTGGAAAAGGTTCAGGACAACCATCAAACACAGGATCAACTGGACCAGGTGCAGCAGGAGGAAGTGGAGGTGGAAATAGTCCATCTTTTCCAAATGCAGCATACGCAGGTAACACACCTCCAGTTAGCCCTCCACAGGGTAATCCTGGAGGAAATTCACACCCAGGTAGTCCAACTCCAGGAGAAGTATCAGGCGGTGGAGGAGCAATCTCAACTTCTCAGCCAGCGGGTGTATGGACAGGTGGTTGTGGTGCAGAAACAAATATTTCAGGATCTTCAGTAGGTAGAGCAGGTGGTGGTGGTGGAGGAAGTAACTCTCACGGTGGTTTACCTTATCCTGCTGGTGTTGCTCCTCAAGGCGGTGGTTTAGCTGTAGATGGTGGTGGTAATGGTGCACGAAGCACAGCTCCAGGAACACCAGGAAGTCCAGGTGTCGCTGGAACTGCTAACACTGGTGGAGGCGGTGGCGGTGGCGGTCGTCAAGGTTCTGTTGTAAATTACCCAGGTGGTGCTGGTGGATCTGGTGTGGTAATAATGAGGTACAAATTTCAAAATTAATTAAATTATGAGCACAGTAAAAGTAAATACAGTAACAACAAGATCAGGCAGCACACTCACATTAGGTGAGTCTGGTAAAACTGTTGCATTAGCATCAGGTGCATCACAAACAGGTTTTGGTAGAACAGGGACTGTAGATTGGCAAACAGGAGATATTAAAACATCAGATTTTACAGCAGTAAATGCACAAGGATTTTTTGTAGATACAAATGGTGGAGCGATTGTAGCCACTTTACCATCAGGATCGGCAGGTGCAATTATATCTTTTCAAGATTATAGAAATACATTTGATACAGCTGGTTTAACTATTACTCCTGCAACTGGAGAAAAAATTAATGGAGGAGTAGGTCCTGTAGCTTTAAGCACAGAAGGTGAGGGAATAACTTTAGTTTATATAGATGCAACAGTAGGTTGGAGATCTATTCAAGATAATGATTTTGCTACAGCAGGATCTAATTTTATACAAGCTACTGGAGGAACAGTTACTTGTGTTGGTAATTGTAAAATACACACATTCACTGGTCCTGGTTCTTTTATTGTAACAGCAACAGGAACTCCAACTAATGCAGAACTATCTTATTTAGTAGTAGGTGGCGGTGGAGGTGGTGGTTTTCCAAGTGCTGGCGGCGGCGGTGGAGCAGGAGGATATAGAGAAGTTAAAACTCCTTTGTCTCCTTATACAGCAAGTCCTTTGTGTGGTTATGGAACTCCAGGGAACAGACTTACTGCTACTGCTGGAACACACGCAGTTGTAGTTGGTGGCGGTGGCCCAGCTAATACAGCCGGTTCAAATTCAAGCGTTTTAGGGATTACTTCTGCGGGCGGTGGAGCAGCAGGTCAAAATAGTGGTACAGCGACTGGTGGAAATGGTGGTTCAGGTGGTGGTGCATCAGGTAACGGTGGTTCAAGTTGTATTGCAGGAGGATCAGGTAATACACCTCCAGTTACTCCTCCTCAAGGTCAAAATGGCGGAAGTAATGGCGGCGGTGGACCAGGAGATCAAGGAGATGTAAATGGTGGAGGTGGTGGAGCAACTGAAGCTGGAGTAAACGCAGCACCTGGACCAGAAACTAGTGGTAGAGGTGGCGCAGGAACAACTTCAAGTATTACAAACTCATCTTTAGCTTATTCAGGTGGTGGTGGAGGTGGATATAGAATACCAACAGGGGGAACAGCAGGAGGTGCAAGTCCGTGTGGAACTGGTGGATCTGGTGCAGGAAACCAAAGTGGAACAACCAACAGAGGTGGTGGCGGCGGTGGTGGAGTAAGTGGTGGATCACCTAATGGTAATGGCGGTTCAGGTGTGGTAGTTATAAGATATAAATTTCAATAGTTGAATGGTAATTAAAATTAATATATAAGGAGAAACATTATGGCACATTTTGCAAAACTAGGAGCTAACGGAAAAGTTATCCAAGTATTAACTATGGATAATGATAAAATGTTAAACGCTGATGGCGTTGAAGACGAAGCAGTAGGTCAACAGTGGTTAGAAACACATAACAACTGGCCTGCTCAAATGTGGATTCAAACATCTTATAATACATATAACAATCAACATAAATCAGGTGACAATTCAAAAGCATTTAGAGGAAATTACGCAGGTATAGGTTTTATTTGGGACGAAGATAACAATATATTTTTGCCTAAAAAACCATATGCATCTTGGGTAAAAGACCTTACAACTGCAAGTTGGAAATCACCAATAGGTGATGCCCCTGCATTTACTGCCGAACAACAATCACAAAATGAAGCTGGAACTCACAGATGGAGTTATGATTGGAATGAAGACGGACAGTCCTGGGACTTGACAGACAGAATGGCATAATTTATAAAGGTATGTGGTATGCAAAAGATAATATTATCTGAACAATCTTTATATTACGGTGATGTGGCAATGCCTAAAGGTTGGGACATTGATCGAGATAAATTACAAGAAAACATTTTAAAATCAAACGTAACAGATTCACCTTTTCCATTTTCAAAAAATTGGGATATGTTAAATACCTATATGAGAGATTATGTAAATCTAGAATATGGATTTACTTTAATTAATAAAGACACTTGGGGTAATATGTATAAACCTCAAGAAACTACAATTCCATTATTAAATATAGATCCTGTAGATTTGCGGAACTCTCCTGACTATACATTTTTATATGGTGTAAATGTAAATAATTGTATGGTTCGAATACACTATGAAGACAATAGACGTAAAGGAAGAAGCTGGGATATAGAACTTAAAAATAATATGTTTATTATGTTTCCATCAACTAATATGTATTACATAACTAATAATCAAAAAGATCAATTAAACTTTGTTTTAACAACTACTTATGAATATATCTAATTATTACTGGTATTTTAGTGGTGTATTAACACCTAGATTTTGTGATGATGTAATTGAATATGCTAATGCACAAAAAGAAGTTATGGCTAGAACAGGTGGTTATGGTGATAAAAAATTAAATAAAGAAGAAGTTAAAAATTTACAAAGAAAAAGAAAA